ATATACATCTAAACTGTTTAATAATTTAACTTCTATTGGTGTTCTTTGAAACAGACGTTTAATCTTATCAAAGGTAGCCTCTTCTTTTAATACTTTCTTGATCTCTTCTTTGATCAATTGATTTAGTTCTGTGTGTTTCATGTTATTTAGTATATTTAATACCGCTTTCTACTTCTTGATCTGCTTTTCTAACAAGAGCATTTGTATCAACTCCCTCATCTTTAAAATATTGAAGACCTAAATCCCATAATGGATGCTCTCTACAATCATCCATGTTAGCTACCTCAGTACTATAAAGATCTGTTGATATAGTCCCATCTTCAGCATCAAAATCATATACTAAGTTTTTAGGTGTTAATCGTTTATTTGTATTACCTATTCTTTCAGCTTGATAAGCTTTTCCAGCCAACATTATTTTTGCTTCTGTTGGAGACATAGCTCTTTTAAATTTACCACCTGAACTAGTTACAAATCTATCTAAAACACCAGATGTTGAATCTACATCATATGTTTTTTCACCAGCGTCAACTGATGATATTTTTATTTTACTATTTGGATTTTTCTGATTAGATATATCATATGTTGTTTTACGAGCTCCAAAATTATAACCTACTCCACTAGTATCTTTTGTACAAGAAACTAATCCAGATGCTAAAATAGTGCAAACTATTCCAACCATTAATTTATCTTTTATAGCTTCATCTACTTCCATTACTTTAATGTTACCACTTTCATCTTGACCCATAGTGATAGTTTTTTCTTTACCATTACTACCTTTACGTTTATCAATTATCTTAACATCTACTGGTCCTTTATTACCAGTAATATAAGGTTTCATTGATTTTCTAAGTTGTGCTAATATATCATCTTCAGGCATTTCTTCAATTTCCTTTAATGCTTTGCGAATTTCTTCTCTAATGAGTTTTCTAAATTTTTGTTCCATTATTTAATAATTTTTAGTTCTTCAACTAATGAGTAATATTGTAACAAATTAACTATATCATCATTTGATATTTTAGATGACTTATCTATTTCAGTAATTAAAGATATTACTTCATTAAGTTTAATTTTAGTAACTTTATTAGATGTGTTTTTGTTTAGTTCAGTTAATTGAACTTTAACGTCTTTTATTTTAGCATTATAAAATTCTCTTAAACGAGTATTATTATCTACAGCATTAATGAATTCTCTTAAAACTAATTTTTGGTTATCATTTAACGAACCATATTTACCATTAAATTTTTCTAATAATACTTGGTATGTCAATATACGTAAATCTTTATCATATTTTTTAAATTCTTCAAGAACATTTTCTCTAACTTCAGTTTCATTAATAGGCTGAGTAGTTAATGTTTCTAATAAAGTCATTTTATTAGATATGATCTGATTTGGGTCAACAAGATCTTGTGTGTTGTATATCTCTATTAATGTATAAAGAGATGCTTGTGACTTATAATTTGGAAGTTTCGATTTAAAAAACTCTTCTAAATTGTAGTGTTTTTTAATTTCGTTGATTAAATTATATTTTTCTTTTTTTAAAGTAGTTCTATTAAGTCTTCTAGATGATTTCAATACCTCTTCAATAATGATATTAGCTTTAGTTTCACTTAATTGTGTACTTTTAAATAAAGTATCATACAATTTATATTCTCTACCTAGTTCTGATTTAACAAAGTACTTTTTAAGAATATCTACCGCCGGTGAATCTTTACTTGATAATGTGTCATTAGTTATTTGTCTAACTAATAGTTCAAATAATATTCCGGAGTTTTTGAATTTATTGTGTTTAATGTTACTCATCAATAAGTAAGTTTTGTTATAAATATATAAAAATTGTTAGTCTTTGATTAAATCTTCATTTAGGTATGTACCAGCATTTTTTTCTTCTTCAAATACAAGTTTCTTTTTCATACCTTCTAATAACTGTTTATTTTTTAGGTATGTTACTTTTGAACCTTCTAATGCTAGTGGTGAGCCACCTTTATAATTAGTACGACCTTGTGTTGGTTGGTCATCTGTTTTCATGTCATCTACACCTAATCTATCTCTTCCTAATGCGTTATTTTGAGTATTTATATTACTTACTTTTTCTTTTGGACGACCTAAAGTTGCTTTTTCATCATATCCTTCAGGAGTAGTTCCATGATTTTTCATGTTACCATATAAATAAGCTAAATCATGTGGTGTACCATATGATTGACCTGTTTCAAATGGATCATTACCTTCTTCTTTAATTTGACTTATTCTAAATCCACGTTTAGCATCTTCTCTAATTAAATCTCTATATTCACCATATTCATTATCACTCATATGGAATATATTATCATAAATCCAATCAGTAGGTAATAAATTAGCATCCATAATGTTTTTAGCTAAATCAACTTTTTCCTTCATTAAAGCAATACGTTCTTGATCGTATATAATTGATGGAGTTGTTAAACTTAATTCAAAATTAACTAATGATTCGTCATCATATCCTTGAGTATATAAATGAATTATTGCTATTTTATATAATTCTGATACTATAATACGTTGTAGACGTTCAATTGTACGAGCAAAACGAATGTCTTCAGCTGCTAATGTTGCTTTACCAGTTAAGTCTTTTTCATAACCCATAAATGCTTTAGGTACTTTTAAGGCAGCAAATAATTTATCTCTTAAATATTCTACGTCTTTAATACCATCATATTCTAACCCTTTAGTAGTATCAATTTTTGTTGTTTGATCATTACCACGAACTGGAATATAAAAATCTTCTAACATATTTTGCATGTTATATTTTAAGTTATAATCTCCAGTTGCTGGATCCATATATGGAGTACGTTTCATTGTATTAACAGTTTTTTGCATAAATGCTTCTACTTCTGTAGGTGCAATACCAGCAACATTAATGTAAAATACACGTTTTTCAGGCGCTCTAACAATACGATGAATTAACATTGCATCTTCCATTAAAGCATATTGTTTATACAATTTACGGCCAGGTTCTAAATAGCTTCTACCGTAAGGTAAATAATTAGTATCTGATAATAAGCGGAAATGAGCCATTTCATAATTATCAAAATAAATAGATGAAGCACTATCTGTATTTGGAACACCATAATATCCTGTAGTCACACCAGCTAAACCATTTACATCATATCTAAATCTTACTGATGCTGGATTTTCTCTATCAAATGCTTCTTGTCTTTCAATATGATAAGCTGAATATGGAATAATATTATATACACCATATTTATCTGCAATTTCTAGTTTTAAGAAAAAATCACCATATTTACACATTTGACGAATCCAAGACCATAAATTAAATTCAATATTTAATACATCATAGAATAAATTATATAGTATTTTTTGAATATCTTCGTCACTTGATTTAATATGAAGTACTTCTCCGTTTTCATTTTTAAGTGTACTTTCATCAGAAATAATATCTAAAGCTGAAGCTATAATAGCGTCACCATCCATTACATCATACTCAGAATATAATTGAGTACGTAATGTTTGATAGTTAAAATTTTGCTGTTGACCATATAATGAAGTAGGACTAGTAGTATAAATTCTTTTAAATCTATCTACTAATGAGTTAGTTTCTATCTCTCCGGATTTTTGGATATTGTTAACATCAACAACTCGTAGTTGATCTCCGCCTGTGTTTCTAATAACGACATCTGTTGAGAATAATCGTCTTAATCTAGTAAATATGTTTGTCTCTGCCATTGTGTTTATAAATATATTATAGTAACCATCTAGTACTTTCTTGACTTCCGTTTACATCCATTGTCCAATCATTTCCGTATGGATTTGCTGATGAATATGCACCTCCGTTAAATTGTGTTTTAGTAAAGCTATTAATTGTTGCTTTAGCCATTTCACTTCCTTGTAGATTTGATTTTAAAGCTGTATCTCTTACATACATTCCAATACCAAAACTTATTATTAAATCATCATTATATCCTGATTGAGCTTCTGGTCTTCCATTTTTCCAAATAAAGACTTTCATTTCTTCAATTAATCGTTTAGATTGTATAATAACACTTTTATCTCCTATGTACTCTCTAAACTTATTTACAACCATTGGTCGTGTTTTTAATGAATTAGTAAAACCAGCTGTTAAGTTGCTGTTGTCACTATACTTATCAAAATACGTAGAAGCATCTGCTTTATCACTCTTAGATGAAAAGTACATGTTTTTGTATCCTCTATCCAATATTGTTTGTATTGTTGACCAACCTATATTAGCGTTTTCAACTACTAATAATGCTTCATTATATTCTGTTGCTATACCTACTAATAAATGTCCAAACTCAGTTGTACTAAGTTGACCTTTATATTCACCAACTTGCGTGTTAGTTTCTATATCTATAATATGAAATGCTGAGTAATCTTTAGAATCTCCACGAGCAACGTCAGCTACAACCATGTAAGAACGACTATAATCAACCGGTTCCCATATCCATAAGTTTTTATCAGCGCCACGTCTTTCTATAGGTTCCTTCATATATGTTTTTTCATAAAACTCTATATATTCTGGAAAGAATACTGTATCTCCTGATGTTGCAAAATCACAATCACATTCTTGAGCTGCTAATCTAGGATCACCTAATAATTCATCTTGTAATTTTCTCCATTCTTCATTTCTTTCAGGATGAACATACCAAGGTAATTTTATAGGTAAAAATTTATTCGGATTATTACTGGTATCAGCTTCTGCTTTTACCCATGTTTGATGAAACCAATTTCCTGTTCCGTATGGAGTAGATAATACTATAGCTCCACCACCCGTTGCTAACGTTTGTTGAGCAGAAGCCCAAATCTCACCTATATTATCAATAAAAGCTGCCTCATCGACTAATAGCAAAGATACAGCTTCGGATCTACCTGCGTCACCTGCAGCTGAAACAGCTTTAATTTGAGAACCGTTTGATAGTCTTAAACTTAATTTATTATTTTCATCTGCTGGTATCTTAAGCCACGCCGGTAAGTTATCATACATAAATCTTACTTTTGTAACCATGTTTTTAGCAGTTTCTTGTTTTGTTGCTAAACACAGTACATTTTTATCTTTATGAAATAACATTAACCATAATGAATAACCAGCAGCTAATGTAGATATACCTAACTGACGAGATTTAAGAACAATAGAATATGGATTTTCTTTCCATAAGTTAAGAACTTTACCCTGAAATGGATATAGGTTAAACATTATTCTACCACGTTGAGGATGTTGTATAAAACAATACTTTTTCATGAAATGATCTGGTGATTGAAGACATTTCAAGTATTCTTCTTTGATTATTTGTTTGTAATCAGGCATTTATTTTCCTATTTTCCAATACATTCTTATGGATAATGAGGGTTGAAAATTTTGATTAACTTCCAATCCTAATCCAAATGCTTGGTTAGTTTTAGTCTTATATAAGAGTTCAGGTCCTATGCTTATGTTAGCTCCAGCTTTAATTCCTAAACCATAATATAATTGTGACTTATTTATAACTGTTTCTTTAGTAATGGTAATTGTAGGATATATTATTTTATAGTCTACAATACGAGACAATATTTTATTCTTTGTAATAGAATCATTCATAACAATTGTAACACTATCTGTACTTATAGTATCACTATATGCGTATATTGCGTAGTAATCTTTAAGTATAGCGATAGTATCTATTGGAACAGTAAAGGTATCGATATCAATTTCAGTACGTGTTTTCCACTTAGGAACATAAACAGGAGTTGTTTTATTTATTGTATCCCATTTAATTTCTGTTTTAATAGTAGTTTCAGTTACTACATTATTTTTATTACAAGCCCTTTGTAGTAGCAAAGCTACTACAAGGACTATTATAATAATATATTCAAATTTAAATTTCATGATTATGCTATAACATTACTAACTAAATCTTTAACGTTTATTCCTCTTGATTTGAATAATTTTATGATTTCAGGTTTAGCTATAATTTGTTTTAATACCGCCATATCTAATGATTTAGATCTTTGTGACATAGGCATTTTTTCTAATTTTGTTGCTTTTGCAATAATTGCTTTATTTAACTTTTCGAATTTTGCTTTTTCTTCACCACCTAATTTTTCAGCTCCTACATCACCAAATTCTTTTTCAGCTGCTGCTACATCTTTATCTGATGGTGCTTCTTGTTCAAAATCACTTTCTTCACTATCATCAGTTGAAACTGATTTAGTTGGTTTAGCTGGTTTTTCTGCTTTAGGCATTACTGATACTGATTTTTCTGCTTTAGGAGCAGCAGCTTTAGGTGCTTTTTCAACAAAATTAGCATCTGTTTTAGTAATACCTCTATCTGCTAAATCAGCCATTAATTTTCTAAATGGTGGATTATTAAATGTTGCAGGATCTTTTTTAAGATCTTTTGCTAAATCAGCAATTGATAATTCTCCATTATCTAATAAATATTGTAACGCTAATTTAGTGTTACCTTTAGCGGCATCAACAATTTTTTCTAAACTTGATTTTTCAGCGGGTACTAAATTATAAATTACTTTAGCACGAGCCATTTCATCTAATTCTTCTTCTTCTAATGTTACTGAATCTAAATTTTTATCTAAAGTCTTTAGTGCTGATTTTTTAGCATCAGCAGAAAGAGTAGATGTTTTTGGATTTTTAATAAATTCGTCTTTAGAATCTTTACCAACATATGTTTCTTCTTTTATAACATTTTGAATTTCTTCTCTAATAATCTTAAGTAATGTTGTGTGTTTCATGTTTAATGTTTATATATAAATATTATAAACTTATTGATTGTAATATTTTAGCACATCTTTCCTCAGTAGAACCAGATAATTCTACTACTTTAACTGGTGGATATTCTTTTAACATAGCTTTAATAACAGCATCAATTTTCATCCTATAATCAGGATCTGTTGTTCTAACGCCATTATCTTCAATTTCTACACCTTCAGGTGACACATAAAATATTATATCATACTTATCAGTTAATAACATTCCTGTTTTAACTAATGTTTCTTTATTATGCCATACTATAGACTTAGAACTAAAAGTAAATGCACATACATCATATATTGTTCTATCTGATATAATATTTTCATTCATTAATTCAGCAGCTCTTTCAGCCATGAATACAAACTGTCCTAATAATGTAGAATCAGTATTTAATGGAATACCTAAATCATTTAAGTATTTACTACGTTCAGTAGCGAATTTATAATCTTTAAATTGCTCCATTTCCTTTAGAGCATTTACTAATGTAGTCTTTCCTACACTCATTGTTCCTGCAAAACCTATTCTCATATTATGTTCTTGATTTAATTGCTGAATTTTTATAAAACGGTAAACCTGTTAATTGTTTTTTACGTTCTTTCCACTCTTTCTCAGTGAATTTAATACCGTATAAATAATATTCACGTTTTTTATTGTTACCTTCAGGTATTAATGCTGGTCCTTCCCAGTTATGGATTTTTCCATCCCATATATGCATTATGGTACCATCGGCTTTTGTTAATTTTCTTGATTGAGGAAAAGGTGTTTTTGTCATATATATAATATAACATCCTTTCCCCTAATAGCCAAACTAGCCTATATGTTTTGTATGTAGATACGAAAATCTTGTAGTACAGTTTTTGATTTAGTTTGTGCTTTGTTTATAGCTTCAGTCAATACTGATTCTAAATCAAATTCAGATTCTGTAATTAAGTTTTTGTTGAATTTAGTTAGTGTGTTTTCAGCGATGATTAAAAATTCATCATCGTCACCGTAATCCTCAGCATCATTCAAATATAATTTAATATATTCTTCTAGTTGCTTTTTTGAATTCTTCATAAATTATTGTTTTTATTAGTTTAATAGTTTCTGTTACTTTTTGTACTTGTGAATTTAACCACTTTAAACGCTCACCAAATCGTTTACCTTCCATTGGTTTTTGAATATGGTCTTCTGGAATATATTTAAGTAAAGGTTTCATATATTCTGAACCTGTTAAAAATATAAAATTATCTTTCTCAGGAGAAATACCTTTAGATTTCATTTGTTTAAATGTTTCTTCACCCCATGCTTCTTTTTCATCTTTAGGCATTTCCTTAAGTGTTTTTTCGTATGGTGCTAATTCTTTATCAAGAGGTACTAAATGATGTTTAGCAGATAATATAAACATTTTATCTGGTTTTAATGACTTACCATACTCTAACGTTTTATTAAACATTGGTGACGCAGAGTATAGTTCCTGTGCAGGAGCTGAATGGTCAAGTTTTGATTTAGTGCAACTTAAGAGTACAATTGTAGACATATTATTTTGTCAATAAATATTCAGCAACATATATTCCATGCGCTCCTGATACAGTAATTCCTCTTGCTGATAATGCATCACCTACAAAATGTACGTTTGGATATTGATTTAATGATAAATTATCATGGTTTACAAGTGGTTCTGGAGATAAATATTTTATCTCTGGAATGTAGATTCCATAATCATCACCAAATTCAAATATTTTGTTCATATCATCAATAAACTTTTCAATATTTTCAAAATAACCACCCATAGCATTTCTAATATTATCTAATGAATGTTCAGATATTTCCCAAGCTGATACAGTTGTACCTTCTGATGTTAATCCTGGTTTACGAGTCATGTTAGGTGAGTAATATAATCCAGTTTTATTAGCTTGACATGATTCTACTACTCTTCTTGACCAAGTAAACGGATCTTCAATACCTTTAATTTCCATTAATATACCAAAATTAGTCATATCGTTCCTATATTCTTCGCCTTTTTTCGCATGGCCATTGTAACTAACATCACCATAAGTTTCTTCAACAGCCACAAAGGCAGCGTTATTATTAGTACAAAAGCTACGAATAGATACGTTATCAAATTTCTGGTAAAGTTTAAAATCATAAGATACATCAATTAATTTTTGGAAATATTTTTGTGGTGCTTCAAATCTACAGCCTATTTGGACCGACTTTTGCTCGGTAGGTAATTTATAATCATCTGCTAGTTGTTTACCAAAGTCAATACCTGATTTACCTACTGCAAATATTAAAGTATCGTATTTTATTTTTAAATTATGAAGGTATAAATCCGTATCGAAAACCTTCTCTACCATATAAAGCATCTGTACAAATAATCCCATTTGAATTATTAATTTCTTCTACATCATCTTTAGTTAATTCGGTTCTAATTTGCATACTAATTATTCTATTATTTTCATAAGATAATCTCTTATTACCCTTCCCATCATCAATAACTTCCAGTGGTTCTATTCCATTTTCACTAACAATACATTTTCTTGATAAAGACCAATTAACAACGCTTGGATTTTTAGTTGTGATTATCTTATTTTGATGTACACCTGCTAGTACATATTTTTCTATTAATTCTTTATTTTCCATCCTTTATATGTTTTTGCTTTATTTGCTATTAAATTATATATCCCTTTATATCTTAAATTATATTTCTTTTGAAAATCATATCTAATACCATTAAATTCTTCATTAGTACCTATATTAATAAAAGAATATACATTATTATCTACAAATTTATATCTTCCTTCTTCAGTATGTTTTGAACGTCCTTTCATTTTGTTACTTAAATGTAATTTAAGTTCTTCACTATATTTAAATCCTTCAGGACGACCAATTTTAATACCTTGTTGTTTATTATGTTTTAATCCTTTATCTTTTCTAGTTTTATAAGGTTTATTATATCTTTTACCTATTTTTTTAGATCTAATTTTTTTAATAGTTTCATCAGAATGTTTATCTAAACCACCACCACCTTCATTTTGGTTAATTAAATTAAACCCCCACTGTCTAAATTGTTGAATCCAATAATTTTCCCAAAATTTCCATATTGTTTTATCATTTTCTGTTTCATCTACTAAATTAAAAACAATGTCTTCTCCAAATTCTCTTTTCCAATCATATTCTCTACGTTTAGGATTTTTTGTTTTACCAACATAAAAGACATTATTATTCTTTTCTAAAAAGTAAATGTAAATTTTAGTTTGTTTTAAATTCGATTTCATTATTATCAAAGTTTATATCGGTGACTTCAGTATTCCACATGAAATTCACTCCCTTCGATAATAAATATTCATACCATTTGCAAGCGATGAGATGAAGATAATTACTTCCAATATGCCATACAGGGAACATTCTCAAACCAAAGTATGGTTTAATAAATTCAGGTTCTTCTTGTGGATCAGACATAAATATTTCTTCAGGTTTAGGATGGAAACGAGTAAAGTTTTTAATTACTTGATCCATTAATTCCATTGCTTTTTCTTCACCACAATACTTTGATAATTGTCCTCCAATTGATGTGTGATATGTTAATTTACCATCACTCCATCCTCCAGCTCCTAACATACCTGTCATTACTTCTTCAGGTAAGCGATTGTATGGGTCATTACCCTTATCAATTATTGTAATTAACTCACCTGGATACCCATTGTCTATTAATTTAGTAGCTGCATTTATACCCGCTACTCCGGCACCTATTATCACTATTTTGTCCATTCAGGTTGATTATTTAATTTATTGTAATTTAATTTTTTTACGCCTATCTTATCTAATATATAAAAATTTCTGTATGCTTCCAAAGTATCTTGCTTCTTATATTCTTCAGGCATACATTGTGGTGGAGGAACAAATGAATTCGTTGAGATTAAACCGTTTAATGCGTTTCTATTTGTTTGACACCATATTAATGTATTTTTAGTAACATGTGGTTTACCATAACGTTTCTCAAACTCCTCACATATTTCTAATCCATGATTTAATAACCAATCAAAATGTTCTATTGATTCACGAACCCATTTAGTTGATGGATGATTGAAAAAACATTTTTTATATGGAGCTTCATGTCCAAAATGCCAAAAAGTTGTACATAACATTTGCGCGGATTCTATCTGCATTTTACGGATGTGATCATCTACTAATTCACGCGCCGCAAGGATTGGATCTTCATTAATATAGAATATATTCATATATCAAATATAACATTATTTTATGAGGAGGCCAAACAAAAATAGCCCTCCTTTGTTGGGTGGGCTATCTTTTAAGTTATAAGTTTAATTATGTTAATTCTTAGTAAGAATCTTCTTCACCTTTTAAGAATGCTATATCATAGCCATCTAATTTTCCATCAAGAATATCTTCTATTTTATTTAAAGCAGCACCAGCACCCATACCTCCATCATGATAATTACTAATATACATTTGTATTAGTTCAAACATTTTATCTGGAGAATGTGATTCTTCATTGATTTGGTTTTCAGTAATAAGACCTGCAATTTTTTGCATGCGGCTGAATTGTTCGTTTATTAATTGTTTTTTCATAGTTATTTTTTATATTTTTTAATAATTTCTGCTGCTTTAGTTTTAGCACCATCTAATTCACTTTTTTTAGAACGGAATTCATCCATGTGAGTTTTTAATTCATTCATTTCTGATTCAATTTTATCTAAAAGTTCTTTTGATTTAGTTTTAGCTGAACCACTTTTTTCATATACACCTACAATTCTAGCTTCATCTAATTCACCTGATTTAATTTTCTTGGCAAATTCCATAATGTTAGTTTCATGAATGTTATTTTCTTTAGGTTGGGTTGGTTTAGTAACAACATAAAATTTACCTAATTCATCTTTTTCAAGTTTGTGTGTTGTTTCTTCAATTGGAGCTTCTGCTAATGCTGTTTCTAATTCTTCTTTAATTAGTTTACGTAGTTGTTGTAATTTCATGCTTATAAATATTATGTTTTATTTTAAACTCGCTATCACTTTAAGATTAGCTTGTAGTTGTTTGATATTTTTAACAGTATTTTTTCTGTTTCTGCGTTTAGTTGTTTTCATTATAGTTCAATACTTATTGGTCCTTTTTTTAATTTAAAAGCACGAACTCCTCTAACATGTTTGATATCTTCAATTACTTTAGTAGTAATTTCAGTTGCGTTTTTATTTTCAAAGGGTGCTGGATCAATTTTAATACTTAAAGTAGCATAACCACGATTTTCAGATCCGCCTGCTGGTTCATAAATATAATCTTTAACAATTGTTATTCCAGTAATAGCTCTAATATCTGACATTACTTGTTTATGGAACATTGCATCTGTATCAATTACTAATATACCATCAATTTCATATAATTTTGAAGCAGGTTTTAGTTCTTCTTTAATTTTTAAACTACAAGCAGCACAACAGTGTTTTTTTGAATTGTGATGTTGTAGTACTTCTTTAACTAATTGTCTAAGTCGATTCATATTTATAAATATTATTTATTTGTTTTTATTTTTAAAGCTATAGGT